TGGTGTCCAAAGCTGTCGTTTTTTAACTGTGAATCCTTGTTCTGACTCAAGCCACTTTTTGGCATCTTCTGATGAGCATTGTAAACAAAGTTCTACCAGCTTTTCGATAGGGCCAGAAACACCACGCGCATAGTCAACAAAATACCCAGTGTCTTTTTTAACTGACAATACGGTATTGTTATCCGAATCACGATAAATCGGAGTAGCTCGATATTCTTTGGCAAGCTCGGTGATGTTTCCGAAGCCCAAGTTAATCATTATTTCTTTAATATCACTCACTAAAGAGTCCCATCATCTTCTTCGGGCTGTTCTGGAGCATTTTCAGCCTCTCTCTGCTCCAATTCGTTACCTTGTATGTCACTAGCACTACGCATATTTCTGAGTGTGCCCACTGATTCAAGAGTAAATATTCCGCGCTCTAAATTTATATGATTCTTTTGAAAAATATTACCTTCTGCGGTTTCACGCCTCACTTGCCGTTCATAATCTAAACCTCCAAGGCCCCATGAACGAATTTTTAATGGAACTAATTTATGTGATCCATTTTGTCGCCCGTCAAGTTCCACCTCACGGTCATCTTTTTGTTTGTAATAACCTAAAAAAGAGCAATCCCATGACGCACTATGAGACATTGCCATAGCTGTGGCATCTACTTTTAAAACGTCCTTTAATGGCTTTGTATCGTCATCTGGCTGCCTATTGGTTTGTAGTGCCGTAAGGACTGGGCTTTTTAATTCTAGGGCAAGCCGCTTTAGCTGTGATGACTTATTTCTAATAATTTGATACTCTTGATTATGAGAAGATGTTTTTTCTCCAGTTATCTTAAGATAATCATAACAAATTAGACAGGGCTTTCCCTTGCCTACATATCGATTATAAACATATTTTACATAAGACTCCACTTCGTCAATGGACATATGAGAAACGGTTTTGTGGATTAAATTTTTTCCAGCTTTGGCCATGATGTCTTTCATATGATCTTCTTTTTCAAGAAATTTATTATATTCCATGACTTCATTCCGTAACATTCCAGTAGCTATCAAAATCGGTTCAATTGCAGCAATCATTCCACCAAGTCGATCCCTCATTTCGTTATCCGTCATCTCTGTATTAAGATAGATAACAGGGTGTCCTGCCATAGCAACCTTTAGTGCTACGTCCATCAAGAATGTGGTTTTACCAGCACCCGTTTGCGCCAAAATCATGTGCAAATCTCCATAGCGTAAACCACCACAAGCTAAATTAAGCTCTTCATACGGCCAAGGGATGCCTACTGTTTTTTGGGGTTCATTTGCCTTCTCTTTAATGTAGTTATTAAGATCATCAAGAATAAACGTGGGTTTTTCTCCGTCAACAGCATCTACTTTAAATTCGTCTAGAATTTTATTTGCGGTATTGATTATCTCAAAAGGGCTTTGATCACTATTTTTAAATTGCTCTGCCGCAATTTGTTTAGCTTTTGAGAATGCGTCTCTTCTTAAATAAAATTTATAAAGTTCCTGACATGTTTCTATAAAACCTTTTTTATTAGCCTGTGTAAAACTAACAGCACTAAGATAATTATCAATCTCATCACCACTTAAACCGCTTTCTACTTTATTCGCGGATATTTTGTTGGCAACTGATACGCTATTTATTTCTTGACCACTCTTTAACAGCAGCATAATTGAATTAAAAATGCGCTGGTTCTTTTTATCTGCAAATGATTTTTCTGTCAGAAGGGGGGCAACATCATAATAATCTTGCTCCTTATTTGGGCTTTTTAGCAAATACCCAAGTGCTCTTTTTTCTAGCCGTAGGGATTTCAGTCTTTCTTCATCGAATCTATTATTATTATTATTATTATTATCTTCCATATTTACTTTCGTCATATTAATGATATCCCGTAAAGCTTTTCAATGTACTCCAAAGAAAGCTCGTTGATATCTTTGCGTTCTAATTCAATAAGGGTGTAATTGTTCATTTCAAGCCATTCGGCTTTTTTTACATCCCTCTTTATAGATTTAAAGTAGTCAAGGCGAGTGCCATGAAAAAATGGCACAAACTCTGAATGCTGCCTACCGTTAACTTCTATTGCAATTTTTTTTGTTGCATTTAGAAAATCAACAGCCATTCTGGTTCCGTATACCGGAAACTCCTCAAATACTATGTGAGACTTCCAGAACTGCTCTAGGAAATTTTTAACACTAGTTTGTAATTTTGATCGGCTTTTTTTGGCCCACTTAATCCGTTTCTTTCCAACGTTCTTATAAATAAGCTTGCCATGTATATTTAAAAGCCTCATTTAAATAAATTTTCTAATGTCTTTTTAAAATCTTCAAAGAAATATCTTGTAAGTTCTGGGTTGTTTTCTAGGTAGCGAAGAAGATTATCTTCTCCTTGAAATTTCTCTTCCACATCACTATAACCTGCTGATTTAATTTTTTCAAGTGCCTCTTCGGTAAAAGATATCCAAGGGCCACTTTTCTTTATCATTTCCCATGCTCCTAATTGGCTTATGATTTCTCTTTCAACCCATACACTTCCATTTTCAGATTTATATTTAATTGGATATTCTACTATAAGACCACTATTTTCAGTCATAGACTTTCTAATAGCTATTTTGCAATTATGGCCAATGGGGGCATCTTTATCTTTTGCAAAAAATTTAGATGATTTATAATGATTAGGTTGGAACTCAAGAATCCAGTTAGCATAATGTTGAAGAGCGTTACCACCGGAATTATTTGATAATTTTGCATCCTCTTTTGCATATGGGTTAACACTAACCTTGCTTCTAACCTGACAAATACACAAAGCGATATGTCCATTGTGTGCAGTTCTGAGAGCAAGCCTTTTACACAGTGTAGATGTAAGTAATGCGCCTCCTGCGACTTTTACAGCTTGATCTAGACCCTTTTCAGCATCATCTTTGGGAATTAGAGCGTCCATGCTATCAATGATAAACATGAATTTTAAATTATCAGGATTTTGATCAATACAATTTTTAATTAAACCACCTACATTTTCAAAAATATTTCCAGAGTATAAGAGCCATTTGTTTTTAGAGGTATCTACGCCAGTAGATTTAATTATTCTATCTGAAATTCGACCTTCAGCTTTAATATAAACCACAAAAGCATTTTCATATTCTTTTTGAAAATTAGCGGCAAAAGTTAATGCACATGAAGTTTTTCCACCACCCGCTACGCCACTAAAAACATTGATTCCGGGGTTTAAGCCGCCACCCATTTGTAAATCTAGGTTAAGACTCCCGCTTGAAACCCGATAATCGATAGCCTCACTAAAAGAATAGTGTTCATCATCTGACTTTAGGTGTTTATATAGAGCGTCAATTGAGCCGCCCATACTTGTTTCCTCTTTTTTCTTTCTCGGTGACATAATAATTATTCAAAAAAATCTAATGGTGTTTTTGGCTTGGTTTTCACTTCAAAATCTTTTCCAATTTTCTCTTCTTGGAAATTATAATCTTTTTCAGTGGACTCTTCAACCCTGTTATAAATTAACTTGTGATCATTTAAATAATGGGTTCCAAGCTTATTACTCATAAACCACGACAAGGAGAAGAATTTGACCATATCTGATGATGGTCGGGGTAAAGTTTGCCAGAATTTTAAGTCAGGGAACTTCTTAATTAACTTATTAGCCATTGCCCTTTGTTTTGCCCACTGTGAAGCGGGTAAATCAGGCATAAATTTACTAACAATAAATTTGGCTAATTTTCTTTCTTCTAGAGTTGTTTTGGACTTACCCATTAAGATCAAACTCTACCATCTTTTGTACGAGTTTGTCAAATGATACTTTTGGGCTCCATCCAAGCTCTTCTCTTATCGGGTTTGAATCACCCAACAACAAATCAACTTCTGCAGGTCGGAAGAATTTAGGATTTATTTTTACCAGAGTAATCCAGCTACCACCAACGGTGAAGCCATACTCTTCTTCTAGATCACCACCACGCCATTCGGTGTCTTGGAAACCAGCGGCTTCAAAAGCGAGTTCGATAAACTCCCTAATTGAATGTGTTTCATTACTAGAAAGAATATAGTCTTTTGGCGCATCTTGGTTTAACATTAGCCATACGCCTTCTACGAAATCTTCGCTGTCACTCCAATCTCTTTTGGCATCTAAGTTGCCAAGCTCCAAGGCTCTAACGCTGCTCTGATATCCAGATTCCATATGTGCATCAACCTCACCCTTAATACGTGCAACACCCTTTGTAATTTTCCTAGTAACAAACTCTTTACCACGCTTTGTCCCTTCATGGTTAAAAAGAATTCCGTGAACTGCATAAATGCCGTGTGACTCACGATAAACCTTGACCAAATGCCTAGCCGCAGCTTTAGAGGCCCCATAAGGGCTTCTGGGCTTAATTGGGTGCTTAATATCCTGTGGGGCATAATCCACATCGCCCCACTCTTCACTACTGCCAGCACTATAAAATCGACAGTCTATCTTAAATTTTCTAATTGCTTCTAGGCAGCGCAGCACACCAATAGCATTAGTGTCCATAACTTGAAGAGGCATATCCCAACTACATCCGACAAAAGAATTTGCAGCAAAGTTAATAAAATAATCAGGCTGTATGTCTTTTACAAGCATGTCAATGCTTACGTCATCAGAAAGATCACCATATACAAATTTAAAATTAGGATGATTTTCAAAATTTACCGTATTTACAAAGTTTGGATTAGCACTACGGCGCATCATTCCATAAATTTCAATTGGTTCCCCTTGGGACAAAAGAAGCTCTACCATGTTTGCCCCGTCTTGACCCAGCACTCCTGTAATTAATACCTTCTTCATATTATGAATATATTATAAATTGTTTAAAAATTCTACTAATTTTAAAATTTGCTGCTCTTTTACCCCGCTGTGTAGTCCGACATATAGTCCATTTTTGTGCAGGTATTCTGCGTTTTTAAATTGTTTATAATCTGCATATTGCTTGTAGCAGGTGTGTCTTAATAGATTTCCGCTAATTATTGGTCTATACTCTATTTTTTCTTCTTGTAAATATTTTTTTATTAATTTAACTTTTCTTTTTTTAGATATAATCGGAAGACAAAAAGACACATCGCTATGATTTCCTTTTGGTAGTAAATACTTTTTCTGGTCTAAGTTATTTTCATAAGTTTTGTATAGCTCAAGTCTATCAATAATGTAATCATACAACCTATCAAAGTCTAAAAGCCCCATAAATGCGGCTATGTTGGTGCTTCTGTAATTATTGCCTAATATATTAAAATCAAATAGAGGATCAACTAACCTGTTTGAAAGTAGTTTCTTATAATCTTTAGATAAATTATATCGCCCAAGCTCTCTAGTTAGGCCGTGGCTTCTTGCTAGAATATAAAAAACAAACTCTTCTTCGTCGTTTGTAAAAATCATACCGCCCTCAGAACCTGTGGTCGTTTGATGTCCAAAGTATGTCGAAGTTGATGAAGTTAATTCTGAGCAGATATGTTTTAAATCATTTGTGTCTTTGTCAAGGTACGCTCCGAAAGAGTTTTCACAATTATCCAGCTTCAGGTCTACGCCATAAGCGTTGCAAACACTTTTTAGTACTGGAATGTCGGGGGTCATACCTATTAGTGAAGTAACAAAAACCGTATTTACTATTTTATTATTGTTTTTTAAGTAGTTAGAAAGCTTGCTGATGTCTATGGAAAAATCATTTAAATTGACATCGATAAATTTTGGTTCAAAGCCAGCGTTAATCCAAGGACTTACTGAAGTTTGCCAAGTAACAGATGGAAAAACTACAGTATTGCGATCTGGCTTAAAATGCTTCGCGTATTGAGCGATAAGGGTGTTTGCAGTTGAGCCACTACTAACCATCAAGGCGTATTTAGCCCCAGTGTATTGTTTCCATTTATCTTCATACCCAATTACATATTTGTCCTGTGTCCAACGGTTTTTGGGGTCAAGGAAAAACTTACAGATTTTAAGTCTGTCTGACCAAGTAAAATTTGAATCATTTAAAAACCAATTAAACATAATTATTTAAAAACTTTTTGTAGTTTGCAAAACCAATTCGTGTTCTATATTATCGCAAGAACCTTCAGCAAACAAATTTATATTTAAATCTTTATAATTTTCTGGAGCAAAAGCAAGGGGATATTCGGTGTGCTTAACCCCATCTTGAACAAAATGATTAGTAAGCAAAGTAATCTGCGGGAGCCCGTAAGCACCAAAAATCCATGCACTACCTGTATCAGTGCAAATAGATAGTTTACAGCCTGAGCATATTTTTACCTGATCAAAAAAGGATTCATTTCCCAAAAAGCTATAATTTTCTGATTCAGAAAGCTTTGGCTCTTCGTGCCACCCAAAATGAGCAACCTTCCAACCGCTCTTAATTAACTTCTCTATGATCTCTCTCCACCAGTCTTCACTTGGTGCTCTACTTAGCCATTTTCCATAACCAGCAAAAGGCCAAATTGCTATGGTGTTAGATTCCTTTTTTACATCAAACCATAAATCTAAGTATGGTTTTTTTTCTTCCTCAGTAAGCTCATCAAACTCTGATTTTAAAAAACCCGCCATCAGGAAACACTCTTCTACTTGCCCTCTTTTATTAAACCAACTCCCCGATTCATAAACTGGAGGTGAGGTATTAATAACAAAATCACACCCCTTCATAATAGCTCTGTCTGTATCGCCATTGTGCTCTGGGAAGTCTGTGATCTTAATCCTGTCGATAAGCGGATGGTTAAAGTATATCGGGGCAGCTTGTGAGCATTTTTTTGCAATAGAAAAATATTTATAACTATTTGGAAAAATTTTTTCTAAATGATTTAAAACAGGAAGAGCCATAATAGTGTCACCTATTAAAGCTGATCTAATACCCCAAATCTTAAAATTTTTGTCTGTTTTCATTATTTATATTTTTTGGTACGTCATTGTTATTCCAATGTCGCCTTCATGAACATTAAAATACTGCCAGTTATAGTCTATCCAGTGGGCTGCAGCATCATCTCTGTATTTTGCTAGGGGGCGATATCTTAAGTAAAGATCGCTAGTATCTAAGCTTCTGTTTTCAATAAGGACCACTTTTCTGTTAACACGTGGATAACACTGAGCTATGTTCATCATCCCGCTATTAACGCCTATAAAAATTTGACATTTAGCAATTAACTCCGCTGTTTCCCAAAGACTTAATCCAAGCCTGTTAATAAATGGAGTCGGCTTATCATTTTTACCACCAATTTGATAAATTGTGTAATTTTTATAATTTTTTTGTATTTGTTCTATTATATGATCAGGCATTACTCCACCTTCTGATATGCCTGTTGTATGAACTGTAATTGTGCCTTGTGTTGATCCTTGTAAATCTTCATAGCGGTAAAGCCTTGGGTGTCTTAAATATGGCACTGCAATTCTGCCTAATGCGCTTTCATTTCTTTGCAAGTAGTCGCCATCGTCTGAAGCTCCAATAGGAGTAAAAAAAAGAGGCGCATAAATATCTGTTTTACAAAGTGGGTTGTCTGGCACATCAAACGATGACTGTACAGATAGTTTGGTTTTGTGGTCAGTTATAAACTCAGCAAAGGATTTAGAGCAATGAAAATAATTATTATAAGGATCAATTATTAAATCTGCACGAGCCTCCCCTCTCTCAACATATGGATTACTATCAAACCCCCAAAATCTTTTGACATCAACTATTTTTTCGCCTGTATTTTTATAATAGTTTTCGGGTATTGAAGTATATTGTAATTGATCTCCAATTCCATCTCCATCTATATGAATGCCTAGCTTTTGTAAACTCATTTTTCGTATCCGAGTTTATTTTCTTTCATATCTTCTTCTGTAAAGAATTTTTCTTGCAAGGCTACTTTAGCTAGGTATCTTTCGTAGTTACATTTATCTACATAACTTGCCTTAACGCCATCTTCTTTTGCGTCATCCACTGCTTCAAACGTTTTTTTATTTACTTCGTAGAGTTTTTTGTATTCAACAGACTCCATAATCGTACTCCACAATACATTATCATCAATCTCATCTATCATGTTGGTGACACAAGCAGCAAAATTACCAAAGTTTTTTTTGGGGTCCATTTCGCATTTTATTTGCAAAATAGATAAATAATCAAAAGCATAAGCTTCGCTGACTCTAAGGTTAATCATTTTTAATTTTATGGTAAAAAGCTAATGGATGACCTTTTATATATTTATCTTGAGGGTCCACACCGTTAAAAATTGATAACAGGGTCATGTTACCAAAACTTTTTGTAATTAAACCATCATTACCAAAATCTTTTTCAGAATCAAACTCTTTTTTAATCATTTCATTTTCCTCGATGAGTTGGGCTCCTTTTTGGCTAAAATCATCGCAAAGAACTGATGTTTTGTTTCTATTTATTTTGTTAAATTGATCTACCATTTCCTCGGCGTGATCGGAACCGTCCAAATATATAAAATCATATTCATCAGAAACAAAATCTTTTCCATCACCCAAATTGAACTCTATATCAATTTCACCCACAAAGTCTTCTAATGCAATTTTACAATTTTCAATAGCTATTTCTCTATTGTCTACAATGACCAGCTTACCCCCGTTGTCTTTTATATAGTCACACCACCAAAATGTACTCCAACCAGCCCCGCCGCACTCAGAAGGGTTAAGACTATTAAGTGTTCCTATCTCTAGTATATCTATTGAGCCAGCGAAAGTATTTAAAACATATTGAAAAGCAGGTCCACGACCTTCTTTTTTATGCTCTTGATAAATTTTATAATACTCGTTCATTTCTGTGCCTGTTTCTGAAGTTCCTCTTCATATTCAGTTATAACACCTTTGTAGTTAGTGTAAGTCTGCTGAAGGTTACCGCTTTCAAGATACTCTTTTATGCTCCAATCAAAACGATTTTCTATAATCTCTTCAAATGGTTGTTCTAAAACTTTGTATCTGAAAATATCTTTTAGATTTACTTCAAGCTCCATTGTTTCTAGGAAAAAATCATCAAAATCTTTGTTTTCTAATGAAGCTTTCATGTATTCAGTTAGCGAATCTAGCGTTAATTCTAATCCTAGATTTTTTTGACAATAAAGCCTGAATTGAAGCCTGTTACTTTCATGACCCTGTAAGACTTGAGCCCCGTACTTTTGATAAAGGAGATTACAATGATTTGATCTCCCATATGCATAGTAATATTTTACTGGGTGGAGCAACGCAGACTTAACGGGGTCATCAAAACGCTTGCTTGTTACGTAGTTCTTTTTTTCTTCCTCTGTATAAGTTTTAATTCCGTTTGCTATTCCGTTTAATCCCCAGTGGGGTGTTTGGAAATAGAACATGTGATCAAAATACTGTGCTAGGTATATTTTACCTGCCATTTGTATGGCTCCGATTTTTTCTTCTTGAAGAGTTTTGATTTCTTCTCTTAATCTTTTACCCCAGTAGTCAGTTATTCTATCGGGCGAATCAAGGGTAACAAACCAATCTCTGTTTTGCATCGGCCCTTGACGCAGAAACTCATTCATTTGAAAATCATGATCATTTGTCCACTTTCTTTGGATAATGTGTCCGTCACCCTTTCTTTCATTCAGCAACTCAAAAGTTCCATCTGTAGAATAACCATCTACAAAAATAAGACCATCAAAATACTTGTGAGCATCTTTGGTCATTTCATCAATATCTTCTTTGCGGTCTTGCGTTATACCGCAGAGCCAGATACGATGCTCTCTTGGAAAATTAGCTGTTCGTTGATTATTCATTATGTAAAACTGGTAGGGGTTTATTCTTATAAAATATTTTATTAAATTCTAATTTATTTTCATCGTAATTCCACGCATAACTGCATCCCGACTCTCCCCATCTAGCTTTTTGGTATTCTACCTTGGCTTTTCCATTGCTGTGTAGCCAAGTCATGTGTTTCACATGCGCAACCCCCGTTGGGATTTCTAGACTTGAAAGTTTTTTATAGTCCGTACCATCTGCATAAACAAAGTCATCATCATAGTATAGCTCTTTTAACCCTCCATGACAATTTACTTTAAAAATTCTTGGTGGACAAAAGCCGTCAACCCAAACCGTTCCATCAAAAACATAATTCTTATAGTTAATCTTAAACCAGTCTACAAAAGAATTTAATTTAATAAAATTTAAAATATTATTTATTTCTTTTACTGTAAAAATCTCATCAAGCCCTAAAGTCCAAACATAGTCAACCTCGCTATCTAAAACAGATTTTAAACATATGTTTCTAGCTTCGTGTTCTTTTAAATACTTTTGTGAAGAGCAGTAATGATCTATCAAACCTTTATTATAGTAAGATTCTAGTATTTCTTCTGTGTTGTCAGAAGAGTTTGGCGGCAGTCCTAACTCTTTATTTTCATGAAAGCAGTTATGTATAAAACTACACGATAATTCGTGATCTCCTTCTTGTTTAAAAGCCAGCCAAGAGTCTAAGCATTCTTCTAAAAACTCAGAGCAATTATACGCCGACGCTATTAACCCGATCTTCATAAAAGCCTATATATTTCTGAGCTACAGTTTTTTTATTAAATTTTGTGAAAAGATTTTGTTTCTGAACGATCTCAAACACCTTTTGTTTTTTGCCCATATAGTCCATCAGTGTCATCATCATGGCTCTAGAATAACTATCAATTGTGGGCTCTGCTGAGAAGTCTTCAAAGCCAAATTCTTTTGCCGTAGGGTTGTCTGTACAGGTAATCGGTATTGCGCCAGCCATTGCCCCCTCTATCATGCTTAAACCTATACCTTCGATCCTTGATGGTAACAAAACAGCTTTTGATTGGTGATATAATTCGTTTAGTTTGGAAGCTGTTACTAAACCATGATATATACCATGACTAGTTGGCTCTGGGCCGCATACGTGCAAGCTGTTATGAGACATGCCAGCGTCTCTTAGTGATTGTAAAATTAAATTAAATCTTTTATTGGGGTCTCCAGCGCGGCCCACGTATAGAAAATCAACGTCTCTGGTTTTTGGCACATTTTCTATTTCTAACGATGGGGTATAGACTACTTTTGCATTTTTCTTAAAATATTTTTTTACTTGTTTTTTTGTAGAGTCAGAAATACAGGTAACCACATCAGCCTGTTTAAGCTGTTTTTTTATTTCGTCAACAGGATAAGTGTCAATAAGGTGCTCTGGCACGTCTAGTATATTAAAAATCTTTAAGCCGTTAGGCAAGACCTCGTGCTTAATAGCTTGGTCAAAAACATCTGGGTTAATTGCCAAAAGCAAGTCTGGCTTATCATCAAAGACAACAACTTCATGACCTAGCTCTTCAAAGCCTTTTTCAAGCCTGTTGACGATAGAAATTTCTTCGTCTCTCCACCCTAAAATTTTTACTTTCATAATACTGACTCTAGTTTTTTACAAACGTAATCAATTTCTTTTTTAGTTATTTCTGGATACATAGGTAGACTTAGTTCCGTTGCAGCTTGTTTTTCTGCTGTTGGAAAATCTCCTCTTTTATGCTTAAGCCCCCTGTATGCTTTTTGAAGGTGAATGGGCTTTGGATAATGTAGCCCTGTTTGAACTCCATCAGATAAAAGGTCTTGTTGGATTCTATTCCTGTTTCTAATAAACACTGGGAATATGTGATATACACATCTGTTTCCTTCTTTTACTTCCATCATCTTGATTTTCGGATTTTCAGATAGGTTTAGTCGGTATCTGTGTGCAGCCTCTATTCTCTTTTCTGTCCACCCGTCAAGAAGCGGTAGTTTAATGTTTAAAGCAGCAGCTTCTATTTCACTCATTCTATGATTACAGCCAACTATGTCATGAATATATTTTTTGGACTGCCCGTGGTTTACAAAGCACTTCATTAAATCATAAAACTTTTTGGAATTAGTAACTACAGCACCGCCTTCTCCGCAAGTTCCTAAATTTTTTCCGGGATAAAAACTGAAACAAGTCATATTTGCATATTCTGCAATTTTCTTTTTATCAAAAAGCGCACCGTGGGCTTGGGCTGCGTCATTGATAAGTATAGAGTTGGTCTGTTTTGTTATAATTTTTAGCCCTCTTAAATCACATGGATTTCCATATAAACTTGTTGGCAGGATTACCCTTGTTTTGGGGTTGGCAGCTTTTACCGCATCTTCAAAATTCATATTGCAAGTAGAATTAACATCTACAAACTTATGTTTTAGATTGGGGCAGTAAGATACGGCTTCACTTGTGGCAATAAAGCTATTTGGAGCAGTTAAAACCTCACCTTGATGCTTACAGCAGTTCAGGGCAGCGTGTAAAGCTGATGTCCCACTACTTGTTGCTACGCAGTATTTAGTACCACAATACTCTGCAAAAGCCTCCTCGAACTTTTCTACTTGCTTGCCAGAAACAAAAGCACAAGAATCTATAATACCAGATATTTCTGACATTAATTGTTTTTTTATACTTCTGTTTTGTTTTTGTAGGTCTAAAAATTTAACATTCATACTCTAGCCCTCGCTGGGTTACCATAAACAACTGCATTTGCAGGAACATCTTTTGTTACCACTGAACCTGCGCCAACAGTAGCGTTTTCACCAATTTCTATACCACAGAGAATTGTTGCATTTGATCCGATTGAGGCTCTCTTCCTTACGATGGTTCTTTCTAGTGTCCAATCGCCGTCTTCTTGTTTAGAGCCGTCATCATTACATGCTTGTGGCTTTTTGTCGTTTATGAACATAACACCATGACCAACAAAAACCTCATCTTCAATTGTTACCCCCTCACACACAAATGAATGGCTAGAGATTTTACAATTTTTTCCAATTACTGCATTTTTTTGAACTTCGACATAGGAACCAAGAGTGGTGCTTTCACCGACTTCACAACCGTAAACATTTACGTAGTTATGGACAGTTACTGCTCGCCCCATTTTAGTATCTTTTACATTACTGTACATCGAAAGGCTCCCCCTTTAAGCCGATGGACTTGTTTGTTGCCTCAATTAGCTGTACAACCTTCTTGCCTAGCTCTGGACCAGAAATACACTCTGCACCATCCATGCAGTCGCAGAAGTGTTTTATTTCTTCTTCAATTGCTTCGGTGTGGGGTAGTTTTGGGCAGAACATGTCGCCCGATCTGTAATCGAATACACTTTCATCATAGCTCACACTCTTGTCGTAAATCATTACTTTTTCTGAAGGCTTATTGTCATTATAAACAACCATCTTATCATCTCCGTTAAGAATTAAATTCCTAACCTTAATAGGGGAGAACCAGCTAATATGTATATGGGCAGAGAACTGATCTTCATATTGAATTGAAATGTTGGCTACATCAGCATTAGCTTTTGAGGTGTGCGTCGAACCAACCGCCGATAAGAAAAGGGGCTTTTTATCTCCGATGAGGTAGCTTAAGATTGAGAAGTCGTGAGGAGCTAAATCCCAGACGACATTAGAGTCGCGCTGAAACAGCCCTAGGTTAATTCTACAAGAATCAAAGTGTTTTAGTTCGCCTAGGTGATTTGAGTCAACAAGCTCTTTTAGCTTTCTTACAGCACCCGTAAAAAGAAATGTATGTGCTACCATTATTGTTAGCTCTTTTGACTTTGCAATTTCCATTAGGACATCGCATTCTTCTACGTTCATTGTCATTGGTTTTTGGATAAGCACATGCTTTCCTGCTTGAAGAACTTTTTTTGCTAATTCATAATGAGTTGAAATTGGTGTCGCTATAATTATACCGTCTACGTCATCGTGCCGTGTTAGCGCGGTTTCCAAGTCATCATACAGAGACGTTACCACTGGCATCTTGTTCAAGACCTCTGGGTTTGTATCTACGACAAATTCAAGCCTAACATCTCTAAGCTTTTGAATGTTTCTTACAATGTTTGGCCCCCAATAGCCACATCCTATTAATCCTAGTTTTTTCATTTTATTCACTCCAGAGTTTTAAACCGTGTTCAAATGTTTCATATTGATTTAGTTCTTCTTGTGTAATTGGCACTTGATTTTCTTTTTTTTCAATTGGCCTTATTTCTTCCCATTGTTTTTGCCAAATATCCTTATTAACTTTAACCCTATTTTCAAAATTTACATAACCTATGTGATATAAAAAAACATTTTGTATTTTTAGAGTCTCTAAATACTTTTCAAGGGTATTGCATTGCCCCATTAGGTATTGCTGGCTACGAACGAGCTTTCCATCTTCATAAATCAATTCATTTGAATCGCTTTTCGCTGGATCATATTTTCCATTATCTAGTTGGGCAAAATCCACCACTCCACGATAAAGACCGTCTCTATGAAGAGCCCACATAAAATTAATATTGTTTTCTTTATCCCATCTTACTTTTTTCGTAGTTCCCCACAGGTCTAGGATTGGAATCATATAAGCGTCAAAATCGCTAAATCTCATTTGATAAGCTAATCTCTCCCATTCGCCACGCTGGTGGAGAGGGATGCGCTGGTCTAGGCCAAGTAGTATTTTGAACTCTTGAGCCGTATGCTGAAGAGCTATATTAAATAGCTTTCCATCTAAGCACGGATCGTCATAGCTG